CGACACTCTTTTATAATAAAATTTAATCAAATATTTTTTCGAATTTTTCCATAACAGTTTTTGATAGCTCTTTCAAATGTTCATCATTGCTCACATTAGCTAAATTACAATACAATTTAGTATTATTTAATATGAATTTTTTTATCTCCAATTTGTTACCATATCCATTTATTGCCAATTGTGGACTTAAAGTTTCTAGAAATTTAACTAAAAATTCACAAGCTATCATTTCGTTTTTTTCTTTTATTTTGTATGTTGTTTTTAGAGTTTTATTTGGTCTTTTCACATAACAAAATATATTCTTAGGTACTTCTATTTCTTTATTAATGATTGCACCAAATTCTCTAGAATATGTCATTTTTTCTTTTTCTCTAGCTGAAAATGGATTATCTATATTGAAAATTCTATCATAATAATCAATTTCATCTTGATTTAAATTTTTTACCGTTCTTTTGTAACAATATTCATTTAAGAAACAGTTTGTTGAATGCCATGGGCTTAACCCTCCATCAGCTAACAATAACACTTCACTACTTATATTATCATTGCATCTTTTATATTCATTTTTTTCTATACGCCATAATCTTCTACAATTTGAAATTTTTAATGCTAACATCATTTCAGCACCAATATTATTGATTCTATATTCTCTCAATGAAACATTTGTTTCCATTGCTGAAGAATGGAAATCAGTGTGTGGAGTGTCACCTGTAGGTCTTATTGATGACAATTCCACCCCATACTGTGCACTAAAATCATTATCAATATACCAGCTTGTGTATTCACCAAATGGATATCTAAAAAATCTTGTTTTTTTGAGAGAGATGTTTATTCCAACTAATTTTAAATTGTGATATGCTTTTTTTATGTCTTCCCATATGTCAGTGACAGTAACATTTGAAAATAATGTTATTGAATCATCACTACTTCTAACACAGCAAACATTTCCTTCCAACTCGACAAAAGGAACTAGACCATAAGTAGTACTAGCAGCGTTTAGCATTCCCATTAACATGCCATAAGGAGAATAAACACAATCTCTATCATCTAAATCATTCTTGATCTCATTGAACCATTTTCTTGTTAAATGATTTAAATTTTCAGGATTGACTTTGCTCCATGAAATCCGACTAAAATTGTTTTCATCTTCCATAATATGTCCTTGTC